AGCTTTTAAGAGTTGTGTGGCTCTCATTACTTATGGTGATGATAATGCAATGGGTGTGAATAAGCAACGATCTCCTTGGTTTAATCATACTGCTATTCAGCGTGTTTTATCTGATGCTGGTATTACATATACCATGGCAGATAAAGAAGCTGCTAGTATTCCGTATATTCCTATCGGCGATGTCTCCTTTTTGAAGAGAATATGGCGATGGGATGCTGATGTTGGTGCCTATTTGGCGCCACTAGAGGAAGATTCAATATCTAAGAGTCTTACAGTATGTGTACGTTCCAAGACATTGAGTTCGGAATATCATGCGATTGCTATTATGGAGTCAGCTTATGCTGAATACTTCTTCTATGGTAAATCAAAATTTACTGAGAAACAAGCTATGTTTCAGCGCATTATAGCAAAGCATGAACTAGAACCTTATATCAAGGAGACTTCATTCCCAACGTGGGATGAGTTATGTGATCGGTTCTGGAAATGTTCGGGATCTAATTAGATACCGAATGGGCTTTTTATTCTAAGTCCTTTAAACCAAAAAGAATAATGTACATATATTTACTGTATCAAAATTTGTGATGTATTCTCTTGTTAAGTGTGGATATGTATATATAAATCTACCTGGGCGTTCCCCAAAATCTCTTTTTAGAGATGTGTTGGTTGATTCACAATTTCATCAAACCAATTCGTCGAATAGTTAATAACCGAATTGTTTAAATAACTAACTGCTAATTTTATAAATAGATTTAAACTAGCGGACACGTTTATGTGTTCGTGTTGCCACGAAGATGTCACTGAATGTGATTGTGGTGACGAATGTATGTGTGGGTGTTGTTCACCCATACTAGAAAGACAGAGTGAGGAAATTGTAGCACCATCTGTTGGTGCAACAGCGACAACTGAGCAAACAGTTAACTTTATTGATGAAGTTACTGGTCTTACTGTGGGCGAACCTGCCCCTTTGGATCCAGTATCTCTTGTAGATGAAGTATCCGTTGCCAGTTTGTCATCTTTTCTTTCACGTCCTGTTCGTATTGCCAATTTTACGTGGCTAGAGTCGGATCCTACAGATACGATTCTATCCACTATTAATCCTTGGCGTCTCTTTTTTGATGATGCACGGATTAAGTATAAACTTAATAACTTTGCTTTTATGAGATGTAATCTCAAAGTGAAAGTTATTATTAATGCCTCACCATTTTATTATGGTTGTTTAGGTATGGCGTATCAACCACTGCCATCATTGACTCCTAGTACAATTGTGGCAGGTGCTGGTGTCCAAACTTTGATTCCTTATTCACAACGTCCAATTGTTTGGATGTATGCTCAGGATTCTGCAGGTGGTGAAATGACATTGCCTTTCTTTTACCATAAAAATTGGTTGAAGATTGGCCTTGCTCAGCATTTTACTGATATGGGGAAATTGGATTTCCTCTCATATACTGCACTGCAGAGTGCTAATGGTACAGTTGGACAGGGCGTTACAGTTCAAGTTTATGCATGGGCTGAAGATGTCCAGTTGTCTGGCTCCACTGTTGGACTTGCTCTACAATCTACTGAAAATGAGTATGGCACTGGTGTCGTTTCAGCTCCTGCGACTGCAGTAGCGTCTGTGGCAAAGATGTTTCGAAGTATTCCTGTTATAGGACGCTTTGCAACAGCTACAGAGATTGGTGCTAAAGCTGTAGCTGGTATTGCCTCTCTTTTTGGTTTTACTAATGTTCCAGTTATTGAAGATACCAAACCATTCAGGCCTGGAGCTTTTCCTATGTTTGCTTCACCCGAAATTGGATTCCCCAATGAAAAGTTGACTCTTGATCCCAAGAATGAACTTTCTATTGATAATGCTATTATGGGTATTTCAGCAGAAGATCCTTTATCTATTGATAAACTCGTTAAACATGAATCATTTTTGACTCGTACTACGTGGGCAACCACAAATGTAACTGATGATATTTTGTTTTATGCACGTGTTAATCCTTGGATGTATAGTAAGACGGGAGCAACTGTCAATAATAGTCTTGTTGACATGACTCCAATGGCTTATGTTTCGCGATTGTTCAACGATTGGCGTGGAGATATTGTTTTCCGTTTCAAGATTATTGCTAGTCCTTATCACAAGGGTCGTTTGCTTATTTCATTCGATCCTCAGGGTATTGCTGGTAATAATATTGTTACTGCTACCAATACTACATCTGCTGTTTACACCCAAATTGTTGATTTGGGTGATACTAGCGATGTGGAAATTGTTGTCCCGTATCAGCAGGCACTTGCGTTTCTGCAGACACGTCAAAGTACTTCCAGTTCCAATTTTTCTACTTCTCCCGCGGTTACGTGGGATGTTAATGATGATCTTGATAATGGTTGTATTGTTGTTCGAGTGCTTACAGCGTTGACAGCTCCAGTAGCTACTGCACCTGTTAGTATTTTGTGCTATGTTCGCGGTGGCGATAATATGGAATTTGCCAATCCAGTTAAACTTGATACCTCTCTCGTTAATTTCCAAGTTCAATCTGAAGAGATTAGTGAGGAAGGCCAAACTAAATTGGAGGCTGGTATTAAGGGTGCAATGGTGCCCCATGCTTTGTACCGAGTTAATTTTGGAGAATGTGTGCGATCATTACGACCGTTGCTACATCGTGCCAATTATCTTTGGACTCAGCGTGATCCTACTATTATTTCAACTTCTCAACCAAATATTGTGAAATTTCGATTTACAAAACTTCCACCATATCCTGGTTTTGATTTGAATGGTGTACATACTGCTACTGCAATTGTGGGAGCAGGTACACAACCGTACACATACACAAATGTGACACCACTACATTGGATTTTGCCAGCATTTGTTGGCTATCGTGGTAGTGGTGTTTGGACTTTTAATCCTACATGTACTGTGGCTTTGCCTAGTATTCGTGTTTCTCGTATTCCATTGAATACTGCTACGGTTGTGGAAAGTAATTACACTGCAGCTGCTGCTACACGCAGTATAGTTGCTAGTAATATTTTCCAAAATACTTCATCAACATGTGCAGGAACTGCACTCACAAGTCAGCTCACTAATGCTGGTTTATCTGTGTTGTGTCCGAATTATAATAATTATAAATTTAATTCTACAGCGCCGAAGAATGTTACCTCTGCACCCATTACTGGTAATCTCAATTACGATGGAAGTGATTATGATCTCTTCCAGCTTGAGGTTACTACTAATGTGAGTGCTAATCAACCTAATATTGCTATTGAGAAATATTGGCATGCAGGTCCTGATTTTCAACCTGTATTTTTCCTGAATGTACCTACTTTGCGTACACAACCTGCATTCCCTACACCTGTGTAGGTATCCTTCGGGAACGGTCACCTTGACCATAACTGGCGTATCGGCTACGATAGCTTTATTAATTAAAGAAATTAATTCGCTCTTTTGAGTTTTATTGCATAAAGAATGCAAGATCCCCTATGTGTATTGGGCCAATATACACCCTTCTTGGAGGAGTTTTTAAACTCCTAGGAATGGTATTTCAAGAATACTTGGATATCCGAAAGGATTCCCGGTCGGTGGGTACCGCATGTACAAGCATGCACAAAACTAGAGTTGCGTTCAAAGAACGTCTTCACCTCGTTTAATTTTTGCTAAGTTCAAAAGAACTTTGTCATATTAGAGATTTTTCACGGTGAATTCGTTCACCGCTAATTTTTGCTCAAGTATGAATCGACAAATTTTAAAGGAGGTGGCTAGAAGAGCCATC